ACAAGATACTGACGTACAGAATTACGAATATAACACACAAAAAGATGAGTACTTCCAATTCAAAGAATAATGTTTATACTTTTGAAGCATTTTCAAAGTACCAACCTATTGATATTAAACCCGTTTTCGGTCGTAACTGGGTAACTAATGGCGTTAATAATATTAACTTCAAGATTTACCGTGATGCTTACGATGACAGCCCTACAAATGCATCAATAATTAACTCTTACGCTTCTTATATCTTTGGAGAGGGGATTGTTGGGATTGATAAATATCTTTCAATTGACGACCAAGAACTTGCGGTTAAGGATTTATATAAATATGGTGGGTGCGCGCTTCAAGTAATTTGGAATATTCAAAACGAACCTTTGAAATTAGAGTATATTCCTATTTACAAACTTGCACCAAACTACGACAATCAAAGTGTAAAAGTAAATGGTTATTGGTACTCTTACGACTGGGAGAATCGATATAGATACAAACCACAATTATATCCAATCTTTAGCGGTAAATGGAATGAAAACCCTTTAGAAATAATTTACATTAGACGTCCTACCGAAGAACCATTTTTTCCAATACCTGACTATTTAAGTGGTATTCCTTGGGCGCAAATCGAGGGCGAAATCGCGAATACTGGTGTTAATAAGTATCGTAACGGAATGGAAGATATTACTATTATTAATTCAAATAATGGTATGATTGCCGACCCTGACGAGGCTAAAAAAGATGCTGATGCTATTCGTGAAAAAGTTGTAGGAAGTAACAACGCTGGTAAAGTTGTAGTTTCTCAAAACGAAAGTATGGAAAATGCGCTTACCGTTGATAGGGTTGCGCCTCCTGAGTTCGCACAACACAACGTATTTTATAGTGAAGAAGCCGAAAGAAAGTTAATCGTTGCGCATTCCGCTCCAAAAGTTATTTTTGCGGGTTCGAATACTGGAAATGGGTTTTCAAGTAATGCGGATGAAAGAGAAGTAGCTTTAAAGGATTTATATCGAATGAAAATAAACCCTTATAGAAGAACTTTTATAAGTGGTATTGCACCATTTTTCAAAGCCATTGGAATTGAAGAATTAGAGTTTAAAGATTTTGAAACTAACGAAGAACTTGACGAAGGAGTTGTTGCGTTAGACGACAAAACTTTAGAAGCACAAGCGCAATTAAAAGGTAGTGTAGGGGGTGTTCAGTCTTTATTAGAAGTTCAAGCTGCTTATGTTGCGGGAACAACTACGTATGAAGCCGCTATTGCTGCATTAGATTTAATCTTTGGATTTACACGTGACCAAGCCGTTAGATTATTAGGAAACCCAAAAATAGACCCACAAAATGAAACTACTACTCAAGTCTAACGACATCCCACGAATAACTTCTTTGTCAGGTAACATTGATATTGATAGTTTAAAGCCACATATTTTTACGGCTCAAATGACCGATATAAAAAGAATATTAGGTAAAGATTTGTACGCTAAAATGTTGGAAGATAATTTAACGGATGAGTATTTGACAATTTATGATGAGTATTTGATTTATATTTTATCATACTATGCAACTGCTTACTTTATTGATTTTGCGGGTGTTAAAGTTGTTAATAACGGAATGGTTAAAATGACAATTGAAAATGCGGAAAATATTGATTTGAAACAAACTCAAATACTTGCGGAAAAATATCGTAAATTAGCAATTAATTTCGAGGGTCAGTTATTAGCTTATTTAAAAACAATAACGATACCCGAATATACACAAGAAAACATAGTACAAAAAAAACCTTTTAACACTTGGTACTAAATGGCACAAACTAATTTTAACGTTGGAGCAATAGCAAATGATGGAACTGGTGAACCATTAAGACAAGCATTTCAGGAACAACAAGCAATGAACACCGAGCTTTATACAACTAAAGTTGATAAGGTAGTTGGTAAAGACTTATCGGATAATAACTATACCGATGCAGAGGTTGTAAAACTTGATGGAATTGAAGCGGGTGCAGAGGTTAATGTTCAAGCGGATTGGGAACAATCGGACGATACGGCAGACGATTATATTAAAAACAAACCAACTGAATTATTTTCAAGCGTTGGTTATTTTCACTATACAGATACTGCAACACAAACCACACCACTCACAATTTTACCCGATACGAATAAGAAATTAACAAATGATGGACTTGGTGCTCAAACTAATTTGACTCAAGCACCTTACGGGGTTTCTACTTTATTCAATACTACAACAAACGAATTTGATTTTAGTCAATTATCAATTGGGGACACTTTAGATTTACGTGTTGATTTATTATTAACAACTACTTCGGCTAATCAAAAGTACGTAGTGTTTTTGAGAGTTGGCGAGGGTTCTGTTGCTCAATATGATTTGCCTATTTTTATGGGTCAAATCAAATCTATTTCAAGCGACAATAGAATTATAGGAAATGAACCATTTTCGATTGACTATCAAGAACACATTGACAATCCCGCTACTTTATATATTCTATCAGATGATGATGGAAGCGTAAAAGTAAATGGTTGGTATGCAAGTATAATTAGAAAGTCGGTTAATATTGTTGAATTTCCAAATAAAGAAGATAAAGTTTCGGGGGTTATAGCATTTGGAACTGATAATTATACGGCTACCGTACCCGAAGTTACAGAATTAATTGAGGGTTATAAAATTCTTTGTTCTTTTGAAAATTCAAATACTGGTGCATCAACAATTAATGTTAATGGATTAGGAGTTAAAGAAATTAGAAAGCAAGTCGATGTTCAATTGGTTGCTGATGACTTATTGGGAGTTCATTTTTTAATGTATGATGGAACTCATTTTCAATTGGTAGGATATAATGCTGGGGGTACTAGTGGAGATTTCGTCCCACTATCAGGAACAGAAGCTGGTTCGCCTATAACTGGTGATTTAATTTTAGAAGATGCAGTATCTATTAAACCTATTACGGGTGGTGGTGGTTATTATTTAGGAGATTTAGAACAAGGGGCAATTCAAGTTTCGCCTGATGGTCAATTAATTTTAAAAGCAAGTGATAATACTTCTTTTAAAGGTTTAGAGGGGGAAGTTGATTTTACACCTAACTTAACAGATTTAAGTTTACCACAAAAGATTTATGTTGATACACCTAAATTGCAAACCGTAACAAGTAGCGCAACGGTAACGCCAGTATCAACAAACGACATCGTTACAATAACTGCACAAGCAACTGGTTTAACATTAGCCAACCCAACTGGAACATTCAAAGAGGGTCAAGCGTTAATGATTAGAATTAAAGACAACGGAACGGCTCGAAGCATTACATTTGGAAGTAATTACAGAGCGATAGGCATAACTTTACCAACAACAACGGTAATAAGTAAGACTTTATATTTAGGTATTATTTATAACGATGTGGATGATAAATGGGATGTATTAGGAATTAATTTACAAGCATAATGAGATATTATAGTTTAATAAATTCTATGAGTAGAGGCGGTTCAAGTTACGATGCAGACGCACAAGCGTTTTTAACCGCTACTGGTATAACCGATTTAACTATTTCAAATGCAATTAATGATTTGGTTATTGGTTATAAAGCAGAGGGTTTATGGACTAAAAGGGATGTTATTTATCCGTTTGTTGGTGGAACAGTTGGAACTCATAAGTTTAATTTAAAAAACCCAGTAGATAGCGATTCAGCAAATAGAATATCTTTTTCAGGTGGATTAACACATAGTTCAACTGGTGTTTTACCAAATGGTACAAATGGTTACGGAGATACTTTTTTAGCTAAAGATACAAGTAATTTAATAAGTTTTGGTTTTTATTCTCGAACAGAGGGTATAAATTCAGGTTATGATATGGGAGTTATAAAAACTCCATCAACTGGTTATAATGCATTAATTTTGTGGCAAAGCTCAACTGTATATTTAATATCAAATAGCGTAGGAAATTCTCAATTATCAGTAAGTTCTTTAGCAACTTCTAGGGGTTGGTTTTTAGCTAATTTTAACGGAACTGCGGTTGAGGGATTTCATCAAGGAATAAAAAAAACTGGTACAAGTAGTTTCCCAAGTTCAGATAATCCAGTTTCTTCTTTTAAATTATTTTGTTTACAATATGATAATGGATTCCGTGAACAATTTGCAAGTAGAGAAAGTGCATTTGCAGTAATTGGAGATAATATTTCAGAAGCAGAAGCATTAGCGGAATATAATTTAATTCAAGATTTTCAAACGGCATTAAGTAGAAACGTTTAATTATGAAAGTAGGTAAATTAACATTAACGCAAAAGAACAAGTTATTAGATAAGGAAATAGAGCCTAATTCTATTTATAACCCTTTTCAGGACATAGATAACAATTGGTGTATATCGATTGAGGAAATAGAACAAAGTAACTTGCTTTGGATTAAAAAAATTCCTTTAATAGAATACAAACCGAAAGAAGAAACATTTTTTATAAACATTTAAAATAAATATTATGACTGCAGAATTAGAAGCATTGATTGACGAGTGCAACAGCAAGTTAAGATTGTTGGGTTGGGAGATTGAAACAATTATTCAAGTAGATGAGGACGGAAACAAGATAGGTAATCCGATTCCACCAAGAAAATGAAAAACTTACCACAAATAATAATATTATTTTGGTTACTATGTTTATGTATAGTCAATTCGGTATGGTATAAAACTAATATCGAATTGATTAATACAATAGATACAATCGTTGTAGGCATTTCATTATTACATTACTTTGTTTATTATCAAAAGTATTCACAAACGGCTCAATATTGTATTAAATGTATTATAACAACTTTGTTTATTCATTTTTTATATTATAAATTTGACTTAAACGACCAAACATATTATATATTTTATGGTGTTAATTTGGCAATAACTTTATATTTTTGTATTAAACAAAATTGGAACAGATGAAAATAATTAGAGATACCGTACAAGTAAATGGAAAATGGTCACAAAAAAGATTACTTACTTTTTGTAGTTTCTTTAGTGCTTTTTTTTATGCTTTTACACCTTTATACTCTCCAACATTTGATGTTAAAGAGTTTGTATTTTTAGGATTTTTAGCGGTTGGTGGTTTCTCTATTTACAGACAACAAAAAAGAAACGAGAATAACATACAAGCAACGGAATAATATGTCAGCAGAAAGACCTAAAACAATGGAAGCAAGAATGACAACAATGGAGGCGAAAGATGAGAGAAGAGAAGAGCATTACCAACAATTAAAAAAAGATTTAATTAGTTTGCGTGACGGACAACGAGAGATTATTCAATTACTCGGTGGTTCGGCTTTGAACGGAAACAAAGGATTTGTCAGACTAATGGAAATTGTAGAGAGTAAGGTTGATGAAATGCAAGACAAAATAAACATTCACGAAAGAGACATAAGTCAAGCGGTTTGGTGGGGGCGTTTAATTGCCTTACCAATAATCGGATTATTAATTAAAGAATTATTTGGGAAATGAAACTAAATGAAAACGGTTATAAATTAATATGTGAGTTTGAGGGTTTAAAATTAAAACCTTATTTATGCTCGGCGAAAGTTCCAACTATAGGTTACGGAAATACTTATTATCCAAATGGTAAAAGAGTAACTTTATTAGACGAGCCAATTACAAAAGAATACGCCTTTGAAATATTCAAAGTAATAGCAGATAAATTTGCTAAACGTGTTGATGAAATGGTAACAAGTGAATTAAACCAAAATCAATTTAACGCATTAGTTTCTTTTGCTTATAACGTAGGTATTGGTGCATTTGCAACGTCTACATTGCTTAAAAAAGTAAATAACAACCCAAACGATGTAACTATTAAAAACGAGTTCTTAAAATGGGTAAAAGCTGGTGGTAAAAAAGTACAAGGTTTAGTTAATCGTAGAGAAAAAGAAAGTGAAATTTATTTTGTTTCTAAATAAAAATTGTTGTAGGTTTGAAACCTAATTTAAAATTCATAAAAATGAAAAAAGTATTATTTATTTTATTGTCGATGTTTTTATTAACAGCATGCAGTGATTCTGAAAACAAAGAAATTACAATGTCAAGAGACGAAATCCCACAAGAAACAATTGACGCAATTACATCTATAGTTTTAGATGATGTTAGAGGCATTAATTCAAGTTGTTCTGAATGCAGATGCACTATTAAAACAAAAAACATAAAAGGGGATGGCAGTGTAGTTTATTCTTTTACTTGTTCATCTGGTAATAATTATTGGGCTACATTTTGCAATGGGGATGTTTTAATAATTGAACAATATAGTAATTCTGGATATCAGCAGTTGCCAATACCTTGTAATTAAATATTATCAAACCACTTCTAACGAGGTGGTTTTTTATTTAAAACCATTATAAATTACTTACAAAATTGCAATTTATAAAATATAATTTATTAGTTTTGACTAACTTAAACAAATAAATTATGGGAATTAAAGGAAATCAACATTCGGCTACTTACAAAAAAGATATTGTTTTAGAATATTTAGGTAAGTTTCCAAAATCAGCTACAATGTCTTTATCGAGATTAATATTAAAAGAAAATCCATTAGACTTTACAACATTAGAAAACGTTCGAAACTTAGTTAGAACCTATCGAGGCGAAAGAGGTAAAAATAGTTCTAAAGTTTCAATAGTAGGTCAAAGAGACGAGCAACAAAGAAAAGATGCAATCGCTCGTAAACTTCCTGAAAGCGATTACCAAAAATGTGAGCCTTTCATTATTCCTAAAGGTCAAAATAACATACTTATTTTATCGGACATTCATTTCCCTTATCAAGATAATAAGGCTTTAGAATTAGCTATTAACTACGGAATTGAAAATAAAGTAAATGCTATTTATCTTAATGGAGACACATTAGATTTTTACCAATGTAGTAGATTTACAAAAGATAGACGTTTGCGTGATATGGCTGGAGAGTTACAAATGGGTAGAGATTTTTTAAAACTACTGCAGGATACTTTTAAATGTCCTATTTACTTTAAAATCGGGAACCACGAAAAGAGATACGAGGATTATTTAATGATTAAAGCACCTGAATTATTAGGAATTGATGATTTTAAATTAGAACAATTGCTACGTTTTAGAGAATTTGGAGTAACTTTGGTGAAAGATAAACAAATGGCTTTAGCGGGTAAATTGCCAATCTTACACGGTCACGAATGGTATGGTGGATTTGCTCCGCCAGTTAATCCAGCAAGAGGTTTATTCTTAAAAGCAAAAGAAAGCGCAATAGTTGGTCACCATCACCGTACCTCAGAACACACAGAAAAAACATTAGGAGGGGACGTTACAACAACGTGGTCAACTGGTTGCCTTTGCGGATTAGAACCTGAATATGCTCCATATAACAATTATAATCACGGATTTGCTCACGTTTTAGTTGGTAAAGATGGTAACTATCAGTTAAAAAATATGCGTATAATTAACTACAAAATAGTCTAATTAGGCTATAAACTACATTTATACACTAAAAACGCTATATTATGTTATCAAACTATCAACGAATAAAAAAAGTTATGAACTTCCATTACAATAGAGGCGTAAATTCCGAAAGAGTAAACGAGGTTTACAGAAAAATTATTAATCAAAAACTAAATAAAAATGACTCTAAAACAAATTAACAAATACATAAGAATAGGCTTTTTAATTGTGATACTTGCAGTTACTTGTAGTTGCGATATACAAAAAGAAGCGGTAAAGAATAAAAACGATATTGAAACATCGGAAACTATTAAAACCGAAACATATCGTAAAGGCGATACGGTAACTTATATTGTGCCTAAAGTAACATATAAAGACACCATAATAGAAACCGTAAGCAGACAAGGAACGATTTTAAGGAACTATTATAACAAAGATGGGCAAATATATAAAAACGATTGTTTAAGTGCGGAATATCGAGAATTACGTGAGGAAATTAGAAATATGCGTGATGAAAGTAAAAGCAAAGAAAGTAGTAAAACAGAAGAGTTTGATAGTAGTTTTATTTTATATATTGTAATTGCTGTAGTAATTATTTTTTTATTCGGATTGTTTTTATTATTTTTGATTATTAAAAGTAAGTTGGGGTAACTTTTTTCATAATAAGTTTTGTTTAGGTTAAGCGTGTCAGAAATGATGCGCTTT